GATTTTGGTGCGATTGGCTTGGAAATGCTCGATGCGGGCGCAACCCTCAACTGGACGACCGAGACCGATCCCTACTTCGCGCGCTGGTCCCGCGCCATCGTACCGCTGCGCACCGGCCCCGGCGTGCTGTTCGTATGCGGCGTCGAGACGGCGAGCCCCGGCGTCGGCTGGCTCACCATCGTCTCACCGCGGCTGCCGCATTGCGCGATCAACATCGGCGATGCGCCGGCTGTGTGGCTGACAATCGACTTCAAGAGGAAACAAGCCGATGCCTGATTGGATTTGCATCACCTGCATGGGAACCCACTCCACAGCCGAGGAGGCCGCCGCGTGCAGGAATCGGCTAATCAAAGAACTAAGCGCCCGTGTCTCGAAGATGACCCCAGAGGAGCGGGCGGCATGGCAACAAAAGATGCTTGAGGCCGGGAAGGGGGTTAGCTTCGATGCCTGATCCGAACCCACACGACATGCTGACTCGCATCGAGATCCTGGAGCGCCGCGTCGAGACGCTGGAACGCGCCGCCACCATAACCAAACGGAGAATCCCCTTGACTAAGCTCGTTCTCGCGGCCCTGTTGCTGCTCGCCGCCCTCGCCCCGGCCCGTGCGCAGACCATGTGCACGACCTACGGCAATCAGACATTCTGCACCAGCGCCGGAGGGTCGAGCGTTATCTGCACGACCTACGGCAATCAGACGATCTGCAACTAAAAGATGTCGATGGAGGGGTCAATGCGCCTTTGGCACATCTCGCAGGAGACCGTAACCGGCTACGATACCTACAGCGATGCTGTCGTTGCGGCTGAGACAGAGGATGATGCCCGGCTGATCCACCCCTACGCCGATTCGTTCCCTGAGATGCTTTCGTGGGATGGATTAGCCAGTCATGCGGGGTACGGCGGTACAACCTGGTGCAATGCCGGGCAGGTCAATGTTCGACTGATCGGAGAGGCGGTCGAGGGGACGGAGAGAGGTGTTATTTGCGCCAGCTTCAACGCTGGTTAAGCATACTCAAGGCCCTTGGCGAAACCGTGCTCTTGCAGGCGCGGGATGTCTCTCGCGAGGCGCTGACCTATATCAATGCGCATTTGGGGCTTGATCGGGAACTGTAACCGCTGCGCCGTGCGGTAGACGGCATTGCGGGCTGCTTGCACCGTGTCGCCCGTGCCGGTGCAGACGCAGACGTAATCGCCGGCGGTCGCAAGCTCGCCCTTCTCCATCTGCGCCGCCACGAGATGCACCCGGTCCTCGATGCTCGGCACCATGCCCCAGATCGGCACCCCGACGACCTCCTCGGTCTTGGCGTGGCTGTGTGGATAGGGTGGCAGCGAAATCACGACGCCGACCGCGACCTCGTTCATCCGCCGCATATTGGGCGGCTTCCCCTCGCACAATCCCGCCAGAAACTCCACGATGTCGCCCGAGTGCAGCGCCGGCTCGATGTTGAACGCGGGCCAGCCGAGGCGCATCGTGAACTCAAGCGGCCAGGGCGTGCCGTCTTCGTCGACGATACAATTCACGTCCACATTGCCGACGTAACCCATCGACACCAGCCGATCCTCGAACGGGGCCAGCACCTGCTTGGCGAGCTTCGATTCCTTGACCAGCCGCATCGTCGTCCCCTGCTCGCCGGTGGCGGGTCCGAGGTTGCCAGCGAACAGGGCCTTCTCCTCCCAATTCTCCTCCCAGCCCGGCGCAAACCCGTCTGGGCCGATCCATGCTCCGCAGGCGAACTCCACCCCGTCGATCTTGTCCTGCACCATGAGGCCGCCGGGGAAGCTCTTGCCCTCCCGGCGCCAGCGATCGAGCAGCCACAGGATCGTGCGGGCATCCTTGCCGACGACGCTGGTGGCCTTGTCTGCGATGTCGCCGCAGGGTTTGACCGCACACCCTTCGTCGCGCTTCTCGACATACTCCATCGCCTCTTTGAGCGTGCCGCACTGGCGAAACGGCGGGACAGGGATGCCGGCGCGCTTGAACGCCGCCATGCCCGTCATGCGGTCAAGTTCCCACGCCGCAGCCTCGGCGCAGCCGCCGATGATCGGCACGCCCTGCGCGCGTAAGGCGTCGAGCTCGCGCATCCATTTGCCGATGCCCCCGACCACGATCAGGTCTGCCCACCTAGCCGAGCCCTGCCAGTTGTCGACGCGCTGTACTAGGCCGCGCCCGACCGGGTTTTTGATCGTGTCGTATGCTCGGCAGAAGTAGCGCGTCTCGTGCCCGTTGCGCTGGGCGATCATGGCGAGGTCGAGGAGGCCGTCCGCCGTGTCCTCGATGCAGAGGAGGCGCACTAGAACTGGCCGATGCTGCGCTGGAGCGGCTGGTCGAGATCGCGCTTCGGCTGTGACTGAGCAGGAGGCGCTTGTGGCTGCGTCCGACCCATAGCTTGCGGCGGAATCGCCACCGCTTGCGGCTGTGGTTGTTCTGGTTGCGGTGCCGGCAATTCACCGGCCAATGCAGCGCGGAAGATCATGCGGATGCTCTCACGCGTCGCCTCCTGGCCTGGTCCTGGCTTCAGGCCATTGGCAAGGGCACGGACGGTGCCCGGCTGAGAGAATATCCAAGATATCCCTTCGTAATACATCATCGCCGGCACACGTATCGGGAGCGGCATGTTCTTTATCATGCCCGAAATTAGCGCGCCGCCGAGTTGGTCCTGTTTCGCCGGAAACATGAAGCGGATTTCTTTGGCGAGGCGGCGCATGTCGTCCGCGAGCCCGCCGGGGAAAAGGATCTCTTGCTGTTGAGGCGTGAACCGGCGCAGCGCTTTCTCGATCCCCTCTCCCTCGATCGTCGTCCCGGCGCCGGTCTGAGTCGTGACGACCGCCGAGTTCAGGAGTTCCTTGGTTGCCTGATTTCGAATCGCTGTCATCTGCGGTGATGTGTCACCGAAATACGACTGCGCTTCCATCAGCCGCGTTTCCTCGCCAGGCTTCAGCACAAAGCTCACCGCATCGTCGGCGAGAGGCCCGGGCTTTGAGAGCGCCGAGAGGTAGTTGCCCTTGAGGAAATTGTCCTGCTTCGCTTGAAGCGCCTCAAGCTCTCCCATCTTGTGCGCGAAATTGTCTGGGGTCAGCGCAGTCGAGGGTATTTTGCCGCCACGAGCATCGAGCCGCCGGCTATAGAGACGCATGTCGCGGGCGATCTGCGGCTCGTAGGTGAGGTCGAGCATGCCGTTCTTCTCGCGCGACTGTATCGCCTGAGCGATCTTGCGGGCCGAGATTTCGCCGGTCTGCGGGTCGCGGGCCGCCTCCATGACGTTGCGCCAATCCTCCGCCGCGACGCGCCGCCATACCCGGGGGCCGACCATTCCTTTGATCGTCTGGGCGCGGGCACTTTCCGATGGCTTCAACAGCATGTCCGCGACCTTGCTCGGGTCAGGCATTATGCCGGTGCGAGCGCGGGCGACGATCTGATTGATCTGCGCATCCTCGTACTTGCGGATACCCTGCGAGTAGGTCTGATCCATCGTTCGCAGCAGTCGGATCGCCGGACCTGCCGCAGGGTCGTTTCCCGCCTGGCCTATAGCGGAATCGGTTGCTTGTCGCAGCCGGTCGAACTGCTTCTTGGCAATACCCGGCGTCAGGTCGGTGAACTCACCGAAGTCGGCAAGCGTCGTTCGGATGCGCTGCGCGTCGCCAATCGGGATCTTGGGCGGCAGACCTGAAATCTGCTGGAGAGACTTTAGGATGCGCGGGTCTCCGAAGATCGGGTTTCCCTGTGCGTCCTTGGGCACCTCATCCAGAACGCGCTTAGCCTCGCGCTTCAGGAGATTAGACGGCACGATAGGCTGTCCTCCGATCATCTGATCAACGCGCGAATAGCCTTTCTGCATGGCAGTCGAGAAATCGGCCCGAGACTTCGCAATGCCCGTGGCGATATCTTCGCCAAGCTGGCCGGCCGGCGAGCGACGCGAAAGGGCGTTGAGCCGTCCAAGCTGCTGCGTCAGCATCCGATCGGCATCGCGGGCCACGTTCTCGACCTCGGCGCCCATCTGCTGCGCTTGGGCGCGGATTTCTCCCACGATCGGCTCACCGGCTGCACGCGACGAGACTCGTGCGGTCGGGTCCATAATCTCAGCAAGGGCCTGCTGTCGCTCGGCGGGCGACATCCCGGTCGATTCGATGATGTCGCGCAGCCGCGTATGCACCGCGGCCCGGTTCGGGTCTTCAAGCCAATCAGCACCGAGCCGGGTCGAAATGTCCTGTTTCTGGATCGGCGAAGTAAGACCCGGCGTAACCGAGCGCAGCGGAGCCACGCCGCCGGCACGCTCAACCGAAGCGGCGAGGTCACGAGTTTCCGGGGTTGCCCCGGTAACGAACTTGCGGAAGCCGGAGCCGAGCGCTCCGGGAATTGCCGTCGTGATGCGTCCCAGACCCTCGGCCGCACCCATCTCGACGCCGGCCCGCCCGAGCGATCCCGCCTCCTCGCCAAGCGTCTTCCGCTGCTGTCCGAACAGCAGCTTCACCGCCTCATCAGCCGCCTTACCGGCCGCGCCCCCGACAATCGCCCCGCCCACCGTGCCGAGCGGTCCTGCCCCGGTTCCAAGCGCCCCACCGAGAGCGCCGCCCAGCATCTCAGGACCGCCTGCATAAATGCCGGCGATCAGGTTCTTGGCAAACCCCGTTCCTTCAGGCGAGACGCGCTTTCCCTCCGGCGTCTGCACGAAATACTCGCCGCGCTTATCCTGAAAGACGTTGTTCTCGCCGTACTTGCCCGTGAGGAATGCCCGCTTCTCCGCCGGATTGTCCATCCGCTTCATCTGGATCGCGTCGGCAAACCCGGTGCCCGTGTCATAATCGACGCCGGGCTCATAGCCTTCCTTGAGACGACGCTCCTCTTGGAATGCCTTGGCCCTAGCGCTGAAGCTCTCCTGTGCGCTACGCAGCGCCGCAGGGGCGCGCGAAATGGCCGACCCCATAGCTCCAAGCGGATCAGCGATGTCGGGCACCTGTGGGGACGCAGGAGCGCCGGGGGGTGGCGTCGTCGAGGCTGCTGGTGCGGGTTGCCCCGCCGGAGCCTTAAAGAGCCCCCGACGCAAACCCTCCTCGTAGAGGCCGCGTTGCTGCGGCGGCAGAATGCCGCGCTTGTACGCCTCGCCGAGCAGCGCGCCGCGATCAACCTGTGGCTCGGCCTGCGTCGGAAGGTCCGACATCTACTGCTGCCCGGACTGGATGCCGATCGACTGGAGCAATTCCTGATCGCTCATATGTGAGTAGTCGGCCCCTATGCCCTGCCCCGCCGCTTCAGTCGCCTGCGCTGTGCCCTCAAGCGTCTCGGCGAGATTACGCAATGCGGCCTTGACCGCCGTAGGATTATCGAGACGAGCAAGCGCCGGCACCAGTTGTGCCATCTGCTCCTGCGCCTTCCCGCTGAAATATCTTGCCCCGAGGAGCGGCTTCTGAAGTTGGGCCTGGAGAAGCCCGACCTGGGCCTTGAAGTCGGCCACCGCCGGGTCTTCTTTGGTCACGCCTAGCTGTTCGCCGATGCCTCCGATCACGCGCTGACCGAAGCCGCGTGCGCCAACAAGATTGGGGTTTTCCTCGACCGCCTGATAGAGCCGCCGAGCCCGGTCGGCCAGCGTCTTCATCTGTGTCGTCGCCATCTGTTGCGCCTGCTGGGTCTTGCCAACCTGGGCCTGAAGCCGGTTTGCCGCGCCCTTGGCAGTCAGATCATGGGCGCGCTTGGCCTCATCCTCGGTCGCAACATTATGCCGTCCGGTCTCCTTCTGCGCCTGTCCCGTCAGGTCGATGCGCTGCTGGCCTTGCCCTGCCTCAACGTTATGATATCGCTCTGTCTCCGCCTGTCCGCGTCTCGTCAGGTCGATGCGCTGCTGGCCCTGCCCAAGCTCTTGCGTTGCTTTCCAGCGGTCAAACGCCTGCTTGTAGGCCGGCCCCAAGTGTTCCTTCTGGGCAATCTCGGCGGCCTGTAGAAGCGTCCGATTGTCAAACTCGGGATGCTGCGTGTGGATGGCGCGCACGATCTGTCCAAAGTCCATCGCCTCGGGTGGTGGAACACTGAGGCCGTTGGGAAGCTGGACGGTCCCCGCATCGGTCGCGGTCTGCGGCCCGGCCTGCGCCATCTGCTGACCGC